GCCTGCATTGATGAAGCGAATAAAGACATTAATCGCAGAGTTAAGTAGTGATTTTAACGACGGTGTATTTAAACCACTTGCAAGCGATTCAGATACCCTTGACGGCTTGAATATTCATTGTGCGTTAATGGACGAAATACATCAGTGGAAGAATGGAAAGCCGTTGTATGACATCTTAGCAGATGGTGTATCGGCGAGAGAACAGCCGCTTATATTTATGACGTCAACAGCCGGAGTAATTCGTGAAGATATTTACGATCAAGAATACGAAGATGCATCAACGCTAATTGACAGTTATGATAATCCAGAACTTCCGACAGATGAAAGAACGATCTGTTTTATTTATGAACTGGATAATCGCAACGAGTGGCAAGAAGAAAAGAACTGGTACAAAGCAAATCCGGGACTTGGAACAATCAAACGATACAGTTACTTAGCTGAGAAAGTCAAGAAAGCAAAGAGCAATCCGAGACTTGTTAAAAATCTTTTATGCAAAGAATTTAATATCCGTGAAACATCCGGCGAGGCATGGCTGACATTTGAACAGATTAACAATGAAGAAACATTTGACATAACTGCATTAAAACCCAAGTATGGCATAGGTGGCGCAGACTTATCAAGCACAACAGACTTGACCGCAGCAAAGATAATATTTAAGTTTCCTGGCAATAACAAGATTTATGTGCTTCAGATGTACTGGATGCCTGAAGACAACTTGGAAAAACGGATTGAAGAGGATAAAATACCGTATGACGTTTGGGTTGACAGAGGATTTATCCGCTTGTGCAGAGGAAACAAAATCAATTACAAAGATGTTACAGCGTGGTTTGTTGAGATGCAGGAAAAGCATGATATTTATTTGTTGTATTGTGGATATGACGGTTGGTCGGCTGAATACTGGGTCAATGAAATGAAAGAATACTTCGGTGACACGGCAATGGTCAAAGTAATACAGGGCAAAAAAACGCTGTCAGCACCTATGAAGCTGCTAGGCAAAGAACTTGAAAGTAAAAACATAATTTATAACAACAATCCGGTTGATAAGTGGTGTTTATGCAATACAGCCACTGACGAGGACGTGAACGGCAACATACAACCGCACAAGACAAACAATCCACGTCGAAGAATAGACGGCACAGCGGCTTTACTAGATGCCTTTACGGTATTATCTGATAAGCAAGAAGAATATTTGTCCCTCATGTGAAAGGAATGATATTTATGACTAAAATCAGGACTGTTAAATCTCTTAGAGAGGCGGTGATCCATTAATCTCACAGCCGTATGTGTGATATGGCAAGTTTTGAAAGGTGGTGAGAAAAATAGGATTATTCAAAAAGAAGAATTATGCACCAAGTAATACGAGTTTTAAGATGATTACAGAACGAGGTAATGGATTTTATGCGTGGGATGGAAAGAATTATAACTCCGATATCGTCAGGGCGTGTATAAGGCCAAAGGCCAAGGCACTTGGGAAAATGGGCGTTAAACATTTGAGGGCTGGAATTGACAAAGACGGAAAGCCAAAAGTACAAATAAACCCCGAGGCATACATGGCGTTCCTTTTGTCGGACCCGAATCCTTATATGACCGGTCAAAAGCTCGTTGAAAAAATGGCGACTCAGCTCGCTTTAAATAATAATGCGTTTGCGTTGATTGTAGAGATGCAAACGGATTCCCAATTGAATTATATCCGATAAACTGCGTTAACTGCGAAGCGGTTTACAGTGATTCTGGTAACTTGTCATTAAAGTTTCTGATGCCGAACGGCAAAACGTTTCAGTTTCTGTATGACGATATTATCCATATCAAAAACGATTATAACAGCAATGAAATATTTGGAGATAGTGCAGCAACTTGCTTGTCTCCTTTGATGGATATTGTAACAACAACAGATCAGGGCATTGTTAAGGCAATCAAAAATTCGAGCGTTGTTAAATGGCTCCTGAAATTTAATTCGTCAATGCGTAGCGAGGATATTAAAACAAAATCCAAAGAATTTGCAGATAGTTTTTTGGACGTCTCAACTGGAACGGGCGTTGCTGCCGTCGACGCTAAAGCTGACGCGCAGCAAGTCGACAACAAAGACTACGTACCTAACAGTTCGCAGATGGAGAAGACCACACAACGCATATATTCGTTCTTTAACGTCAATGACAAGATTGTACAGTCAAAGTACACGGAGGATGAATGGAATGCTTACTATGAAGCACAGATTGAACCTGATGCAATAGCGTTTCAAGAAGAGTTCACACGAAAATTATTTACTAGGCGTGAAAGAGGCTTCGGAAACAGGATTGTATTTGAAGCGACAAGCCTGACAACAGCAAGCATGAGCACAAAGCTTGGCTTAGTACAGTTTGTTGACCGAGGAATAATGAGCCCTAACGAAGTTAGAACAGTGTGCAATCTCCCTCCGAGAGACGGTGGAGATGACTTTATCCTCCGTAAAGATACAGGGGTTGTGAAAGGAGGTGAGAACTAATGGCAGACATAAGCATTAAAGGCCCTATTGTTCCATCTGATGAAGCTTGGATTTACGATTGGTTTGGAATAGAATGTGCAAACCCTAAAGCGGTTAATAGCGCAATTGCAAAAGCAAACGGCGAAAAGCTTGACGTATACATAAATTCGGGCGGTGGTGATATATTTGCAGGATCTGAGATTTATGAAGCACTGAGAAGTTATAAAGGCGATGTTAAAATCCATGTTGTTGGTTTGGCTGCATCTGCTGCATCTGTAATTGCATGTGCAAGAGAATCAGAGATAACGCCAACAGCTATGATGATGGTACATAACGTGTCAAGCTATGCTGAGGGCGATTATCACGACATGAAACACCAGGCAGAAGTGCTACAGAAAGCAAACAAGACAATAGCGAATGCGTACATAGCAAAAACAGGAATGAGTGAGGCCGAAGCACTTGCGCTAATGGATAAAGAAACATGGCTAACTGCACAGGAGGCAGTTGAAAAAGGATTGTGCAACGCTATTTCAAAGCCACAGCAGAACAGTACAGTACAACTTGCGGCATCTTATAATTCTGGAATGTTACCAAAGTCGGTAATTGATAAAATGCGGAATCAGTTGACAAATGAAAAGCAGAAGAAACAGGCACAGACGAAACTAAACTTATTAAAACTTGGAGGAAAGAACATATGAACAGAAAACAGTATGAAGCAAAAAGAATGCTCCTGATGAACGAAGCACAGCAGTTACTTGACGATGGCAACATTGAAGGATCAGAAGCAAAAATGAATGAAGTAAAGGCGCTTGACGAGAAGTTTGAGGCTATCGCAAAAGCACAGGCAAACCTTAACGCAATCAATGGTGTGGTAGTAGCGGCAAACTCCATGACGGCACAGATGGCAAGCGGCACACAGATGACAACAGAACAGACATATGCAAACAAAACAGACATGTACAACTCTGAGGAATACCGAAAGGCATTCATGGCAAAAGTAATTTCAGGCACAGCAATTCCGGCAAAGTTCCTTAACATCGACGCTCAGACCGTAACATCAGAGGTTACAAGCGTTATTCCGTCCGTGTTAATCCAGAAGATTTACAGCAAGCTTGAAAATGTTGGTAAGTTTTTTGCTATGGCTACAAAGACAAACATTAAGGGTGGCGTAACCGTTCCAACATCCAACATTGACCTGACTGCATCGTGGGTATCAGAGCGTGGAACAGCAGATGCGCAGGAAGCACCAACAGGAGCAGTTACATTTGCTTACAGAAAGCTTATTTGCAAGGTTGCAGTGTCATTTGAAGCATCTATTGTTACACTTGAAATGTTTGAAGCAGACTTTGTTGACAAGGTTTCCAAGGCTATGGTTAAAGCGGTTGAACAGTCAATGTTTACTGGCAACGGTTCTGACGGAAATCAGATGGTTGGTTTCTTAACTGAGACTCCAGTTTCAGGACAGAAAATTGAAATTACAGAGGGCAACAACTTTACATTTGAAACTTTAGTGGCTGCGGAGGCGGCACTTCCTGAAGAATACGAAGCAGGCGCAATCTGGGTAATGCCTAAAAAGACATTTTATAATCAGATTATCGCACTTAAAGACACCACAGGGCAGCCGATCGCAAGAGTTTCAGTAGGTATTGACGGCAAACCTGAACACGTTATACTCGGACGTAGAGTTGAGTTTAGTCCTTACATGTCAGCATTTGCAACATCAGTTTCAGCTGACACAGTTGTGGCCGCTATCTTTGACTTTTCAAGGTACGCAATTAATACAAACTACGAAATGACAATCAAAAAGTACACAGATGAGGCAACAGACGATCAGATTACAAAAGCTATCATGCTTGTAGATGGCAAGACGTTAGATAAAAACGGCCTTGTTACTGTGATAGTAAAAAACTCATAAACGCAGTGACTCCGGCCACAGCTACCTTTGATTTGAACACTTCGGGTGCAAATTATACGGATTTAGCTATCACTGCGACAAGTGGCACAGGCGGAACAGTATCAAAACTTTACTTAGGCGAAACAGAAGTATCAAAGAACGGCGGAGGAAACTGGTCACTAAGTAGCGGCGTAATCACAATCAAAAAAGAATATCTCTCAACGCTGACAGCAGGCGAAAAGGCATTTACAGTTACATTCACCAAGGATAACAGTTGCACATTGACAATTACAATTGAGGACACAACGGCGGGGTGATTTAATTGCTTGCTAAAG